CTCACGGGAGGCTTCCGTTCTGGACAGCTAGTTGTTATTGGCGCACCCACAAAGGGAGGCAAGACAACGATTGCTCTTAATATAGCAATGCGTACAGCAGGGATCTCCCAAAACCCAGTTGGAATTATATCCCTTGAAATGTCCAAGGGGGAACTCATGGACAGGCTTATCTCATCAGTAGCAGGAGTTGATCTATCTGCCTTGACAAGTGAAGAGGGAATCACAAAGGACTTCATGCAGAAGCTATCCACGGGGGCCAACAAGGTTGCTGGACTTCCTATGTGGATTCGTGATGAAAGCTCTATCAACTGCCTTCAGCTTCGTGCCGCTGTTCGCAGGATGGTTGCCGTTAACAATGTCAAGATGATTGTTGTTGACTATATCCAGCTTCTTGAGCCGACCAACAGGACAGACTCTCGTGAGCGTCAAGTTGCAGAAGCTTCCAGAACCCTCAAGATGCTTGCCAAGGAGTGCAACATCGTGATCCTAGCCCTCACGCAGTTGAACTCCGATGGAGCCTCTCGTGAGTCAAGGGCAATCGAACACGACTGTGATTTGTTCTTGACAGTCTCTCAAGATGAGAAAGTTACCGATGATTGGTTTCTAAATATAAAGCTTGCGAGAGCCTGCCCCAGAGCTAGTATTCCTCTTACCTTCAAGAGTCACTTATTGCGATTCGATGAAAGGTATAACTAAACAACAACACACAATGCAATACGATAACACAAATAGTGGAGCGGCCTTCAAGAAGGACAATCCAAATCCCAAGGCTCCTCAATACTCTGGCCCTCTAAATGTCGAGGGGAAAGATTTTGAGATTTCCCTATGGGAAAAGACCAGCAAGGCAGGGAAGCCGTTCCTGTCTATCAAGGTTGGCCCTCCTCGTGAGAAGAAGGCATACACCCCTAACGCTCATAATCAGTCCAAGTCTAACGGATACGCCCCACAAGCTGAAGACGATGTTGATGGGATTCCATTTTAACATTGAATAATTTTCCGTTTTGGTTTTGAATAAAGCCATGAAGGAATGTTTTAAGTGCAGACTCCATCTTCCATTGTCGGATTATTACAAACATCCGATGATGGCTGATGGTCACTTAAACAAGTGCAAGAAATGCGCTAGGATTGATTCAGAAGAAAGACGAAAAATAAAAGAACAAGATTCTAAATGGTTGATTTCTGAAAGAAAAAGGCACAGGGAAAAATCAAGGAAATATAGGGAAAACGGAATTCCGTCACGGCAATCCCAAAAATCAAAAAATGATTATTGCGAACGAAACCCAGAAAAAAGAAAAGCTCATTGGAAAGTTTCAAATGCATTGCGAAGCGGCAAAATTCACAGGCATCCGTGTTGCATTTGCGGCTCAAAAGCCGAAGCTCACCACGAAGATTACTCAAAGCCTCTGGATGTAATTTGGTTTTGCTCAAAGCATCATGCAGAACACCATGTAAAACAAAGAGAGTCTAAATTTTAATCATTGGCATGGTATCTGGGGAGATCCCAGAACGGGGTTTCACGTTCCCTTATGAAACACCAATGATGCCCCCGAAGCCCTCCTGCGATTGGTTCCGCAAGGAGGGCTTCTCCTTTTAGATCTAGTGTTTATGCGGCTCCAGAGTCGATAAAAAATAATTGAAAATAAATTTTGACATTGGATCAGAATTTGAAAGACTCATCTCAAGGGAATCAACCAGCCCTGCTAAAACACGACACATGAAAAAGATATTCGAGCCACTAGAGTTCTACCGAAACAACATGGAAGACTGCGATTTCGCATATTTCATGGAAGAGTTCTGCAAGCAATGGAAACAAGAATTTGGAGATGATATGTCATCTGATGTACAGCCAGAAGATTCTCCAGAAAAATGTCTCGCAACTTTTGCACAAGCCGCATTCAATTTGAATCGGTACTACCTTTCCTGCGCCAGAAAGCTACACGCCGAATGGAACAAGAAATAAAACAAAATAAAACAAACACAATGAAAACAACACACCTGTTAGTCCACGCAGTCGAACCACTCATCCGTTGCCAAATCAAAATGGCACAGCGCATGGGTCTTGATGAAATCCTCATTTCAGTTCCTCGCGCCAAGGAACTCATGCACATTGCAACTGCCGCTAAAAAGGAAATCGAAAACAAATGAACTACAAAGCCGCATCATACGGGCTGGCAGTCGCCGCCCTTCTTGGTCACCCCCTCAAGGCAGACGACTACCTAGAGGGATGCAGGGAGCGTCGTTACGATCCTTATTCTTTATATTCTGTTTATCCAGAACAGCGAGAGCAGTCAGTACCAACTGCCTACTCCACAATGATGCAACATTATTATGATGCTATTTGGTCTGAACCAAAATCATATCCCACAACTCAAGTGATTGTTATCCACGAAAAATGAATACATTTGTACTTATCTTTGGAGCGGTGGGATGCACAGGGGCGTATATCCTTGGACTATGGCTCTACAAGCACCATGTCGAGCAAAAGATGCTGGAGTTCCTCGCTCGTAAATGGAGAGACGATAAAGATAACTTTGAGCTTTGGATGTACAACCTATCCATCAAGGTAACAAAGAAAGACATCCACAACGCTGAAAATGAAATCTGAAGAAAAGATCATAGACCTAGAAAGCCAAATAATGTCTCTTTTGAAATCTCTTGATGAGATCAAGAATATGAACTCATTTGGCAAGACAAAGCAAATTGCAGATGAAATTCAAACAATCCTAGATTTCTACAACCGATGAATAAAAGAACTCCCGAAGAGTGGCTTGAACAAATCGAAATGCTTCCAGTTGACAGGAGGAGAGCAACAGCAAAAATCATTTGGTGGGATTTCTTCGGAGGAAGGCTGAATGGAAAAAGATGGAATCATTTAGATAAATATGTTCAAACTCCATACGAGGATATTCCAGATGAAATAATGCTTGAATCACTTCAAATGGTAGGCTTTACTGAATCCCAAGCTCGTCAGCGGATATTCCCAGAGGAGCGACTAACACAACAGCAACCAACAACTGAAATATGAGCATCATTATCCCCGCTGGCATTGACCAGACAAACATCCGAGTCCCGATGGAGTTCCCCCTGCGCCCCGACGCAGATACGGTTCTCGACGCTAACGGACGAGTAGTCCTAACCATTGACGATTCAATCGACATTGGTGAGTCCATTAAGTTTGCAAAGCTATTCTCCAAGGCTCCCGATATGTGGCAGTTGCTTGGTGATATGTATCTCCTACTTGGAGTGCTTGCCAAAGAGAACGGACTAAACCACGGGGCAGGGGACGAGGAAGACAAGGAGAACTGCCTCCTGTGCAGGGCAGAAAAGATTCTGGAGTCAATGAAATGACATTAGCAATCGTCATCTGTGGCATCCTTGCCTTGTCAACTTACGTTGCAATCGTAAACAAAGAATGAGCGAAGAGATCAATCAAGGGCGGGACATGGAACCAGACCCCATGTTCCGCATTAAATGCCTCAAGAAACAACTTCAATGGATGGAGAACCAGAGGTATGACCTAGAGACTACTGTAAGCAGTTTAAGGGCTATTCTGAAGCTGATTATAGCTGACGATGATCATAAGCGTGATTACGGAAAGCAAATTGATTCCGAGCTTATCGAACAAGCGAAGAGGATGATTAAACTATGAACCCACCACAGACACCCGACAACGAGGTCGAGAGGCTCCGTGAGCTTCTGAACCGAGCGATTGAGATTGCGGATGAAGCAATCACTCCGCTTCAGCGATCAGAATACAGCATGGATGGCGATATGCTTTATCGGCAACTGGAAAGGTTGCGTGATGTGCCGCTGGAGGGTGACATCGAATCTATTGAATGGTCATGCGCCCATACGGCACGGGCCATCCGTTATTTGCTTCAGCAAATCAACACTCTCCGCGACGAGATCCAGAAGCTAAAAGAAAAATAAATATGTTTCCCAACCAATTTACCCAAGGCCCGCAACAAATCGGCCCCGTTGGAAAAATAGTATTAGAGAACTCAACTGAACACTTCCACCATTGGATGCGACTTCAAGAGTCTATCAACAGAGATATTGCCGATGAGCTTCAGAAACTCCGCGACGAGATCCAAAAGCTCAAGGAGGGCAAATGAAAGGCGTACCTTATTACGAAGCTGGCAAGGGAGATACCCCTAGATCCTGTAACTCAAAGAAATATCTGGAGAATTACGATAGGATCTTTGGTAAAAGAAAACGCTTGCCCAAGTTGTCAAACAAAATGCAATCCGCATCAATGCCCAACTTGCCAAAGAAAAGCAAGTGAGGTTTTTAAGCGAATGAAGAAAAGCCCCATAAAATAGAAATGAAAAATGCGCCCCATAAAATTAGTCGTAAGTTTATGGTAATTTGCTAGTTGCTAGAGCTAGTCAGCTTTTGGATGGATAGATCGGAAGGGATTTTTACAGAAGTTAAATTGAAGTTAAATAATTTTTTTATTGGATTTATTTTTTTATTTATATATTTATTTTTCTATTTGTTATATATTTTGGCAAAATAAAAGCCCCTAGATTTTACTCTAGGGGCTTTTATTGGTTTTATGCCTTTAGATGATCCTTAAGGCCGCTAGGGTTACAAGTAAAAGCATTACAAGCAAGACGCATGCGGCGTTTATTATTTCCTCAATCATTCAATAAAAACGCCCTCATCTGAAATGGAGCAATGCCATTCCCCGAACTGGTGCGCGGATTCTGTTAGTTTTTCTCCCGTTTCCCCGTATCCTCTGTCCCAGAATCCTGCCCCGTGTCTTCCTTGAGTTAGCCAGAGGTCATGGCCGTTTTGCTCATCGTCGCCAGCTTGCTCCAGTAATTCCGCGTTTTCTATTTGCCAGTCGTGGAGGCGATACATCATTTCTTTCTTTGATATAGGGCAAAGCCTTTGCCAGTGGTCGTTAGCGTTTCCCGTGTCTCGATAGTCCATGCCTCCGGGGGCTTCATCGTCTGCCGTCCAAAATGCGGCAGTGAAAAATCCCCTTTCAAAAGGGGGTAAGTGTTCCAATTTTGATTTGATATGCGGTCTTTTCATGGTCTTTAATTAGTAGCAAACTGCTATGCCTCGTGAATAAAACCCATGGACACTTTCCCCTTCTGGGATATCTCGGTGGCGTATGATATACAGAGCGCATCCCCTCGGGTCTCCTTGCTGATAATAGAAAAAGCCATCTTTTCCCTTCAGCACTTCAGCAACACGGCGCAATGCTCCTTTCTCCTTGTCTGGATAAGCTCGGCGAGATGTCCTCCCGTCCCTGTAATGCGTCACCATGAAGGGCTTTCCCGTTTCCTCGTCCCTTTCTATGCTCCGGCTTGTGCCGTAGTCGTTACCATCTCCGCATTCCAACTCATGCCAGCGGTGAAGCGTCATTTCAGCGCGGCGCAAGATTTCCGTTTCTTCATAGGTGAAGCCCATGTCTGAAAACATCTTATAAAAGTCTGCAATTCTCATCTGTTTAGTGTATTTCATGTTATTTTATTTAGTTATTTTATTTAGTTATACTTCTTGAGTATTTCTTTAATTTTGACAGACAATTTCCTCTTTTCGGGATGATTGAACTCCTCCACCTCTTCAACATAAGTAAGGGCCAATGTTAAAAGATTAATCATTTCCCACTTTTCCCCGATTGTTTCAGATATTCTCCTCCTTTGTTCCTTTGTTTCCTCTAATACTTGATTGATTATTGATTCCATGATGTTTTATTGTTTTATTTTTGGTTTAGTTGTTAGTGTATTCTTTCCAATCAATCATTCCTTTAAGAAATGCCGCCGTTTTCCATCTTTCCAAGGGATCAAGCCCCATGCTCTCCCCTTGTGAGATTAGCCACATGAAAGAACGGTTGCGAGCCTTCCTTTTTGCGTCTGAAATGTTGCCGTTTATTAGGTTTTCTATGATATTCATTATGCGAATAGATAAATGGCAAAGATTGCGAACAATGCCGAAAGGACAAGCAATCCGGCGAGGGTTTCAAGTGTAGTTTTCATGTTTTGTTTTGTTATTCCTTCCCCTTCATTAGGGAGGAAATCTTTTTCATGGCCTCTTCCCTTGTGGGGAATGCCTTCTTGGAAATTGCTTCTAAAGTACACTCGAAAGTCAACCCTGGGATCATATACCCATAATCAGACACCCTACATGTGCCTTTTTTAAGGTTGAAGCGGTCAAAGTGCATCTCCCGAGCGTGAGGAAGACCAGATTCAAAACTGGTAACGAGATAGAAGCGGGAGGATTTAGAGAGAGAATTCAAAGGAATCATAAGATAAAAATACGCTTTCCCTTCCCTATTGTCGAAAAATAAAAGAGAAAAAGTTTTCTCTGTCACAACTTAAATTCTTGACAAATACTCTGTCACGCTCTCAAATTCATTGTCTTACATATGGGATCTCGTCTTACAATTAGCAGGGAAGAAGTCAGGGCAACTTATCTCGCCACCGGGTCTCTAAAAGAGGCGGCGCGACTTCATGGGATAAAAGAAGCTACTGTCAGACAATGGGCAAGGCGTGACTTCTGGGAAACTGCGACAAATGCTCAAAAGCTAGTGAAGAAAGCAGAAGAGATTCAGATTCTTAAAAGAGAGAAAGGGCATTCTGATGCTGTGCCGGTTTGTAACTCTGCGACAGCTTTGTCACGATCTATAGAGGAGAATGGAAAAGCTTTTCACTCTGCGATGAGCATCGGACTAAACAAAGCGGCCAACGCCTTAACCGATCTCGACGATCTCTCCGCGCTTGAAGCGTCGCGGAAGATGGTAGACCTTGCCAACGCTGGTAAGACGATCTTCGGGATAGGACAGGAAAAGGAAGGTGCTATGTTGTCCGTCAATGTCCTACAGTTCGGGTTAGACCAGTTAGCACTTTGTAAGACAGCACAAGGTGAGACATTGTAAGACATCGGGCGTGTAGTAGCTTGTCTTACACTCGGGTCTTGCTTTGTCTTACAGCGTCGTGCATTGTCTTACACGCATGATGTCCGATCTTGTCTTACATGCTTTAGCTTGTCTTACATAGTCAGACATTAAAAGAATTCTTTTTGTGGGACAAGGCGTGACGGGCACCCCCTTCGGGTCGGGAAGGTTTCACCCGACGATTTGCGAAAACCCCTATAAAATTTTTCCTAAAAAAGCCGAAGTGACAGCTTTAGATCAACGCTTTCTCTTTTGTTTTGCTTCACTCTGTTGTTTCCAATGGCATTTACCGTAGATTGTCTTCATTGCTACTGATTCTGGAAGGTCTTGAACGAAGATCTTAAGGCGAAGGGCGTATTCTGGTTCCATGAGGGAGATGAGATGAGAGTATTCCTCGCCCTTTGCCGCTAGTAGGGTAGCATCTTTGTAGGCATTGAAGGATAGAGAGTTTTTTTGGTTATACATGGTTTTAGTGGGAGATTTGATTTATGGAGCAATTTACCATAGTGGGAAATTGATTTATAAATCAATAAGTGGTGATTTGAGTAGGATATTTGATTTATGAGTCATGTAAAGATTTGTCGATGTTGTAGTATTGCTTTAGCAATCATGTAAAGAAATGTCGAAGACATAAACATGATAGAAAGTATATGTACAGATATTGGTGTTTTATCGACATGAAGGAAAGGATAGTTGTTGTTTTGGATGAAGGCATAAAACTCCCCAGAGCCAACTTTCTTATAGTTGGGTTGGGATTGCTTGTTTCCTCGGCCTATCAATGTCCTATGTAGCCTTATCTCTTGGTGGATTGAAACAAACAAGCGGCTGGCAAGGGACGGAACCACGAGATACAGCTCATCAAGTTTAAGAAGGGAGCGGGTGTTCTTCAGCAACCCCTTCTGATACCTTCGCCTGTGGCTCGACACGATCTCGATTTCCAGAGGGTACACCATCTTCCAGTCTTGCTGGTTGATTCGTGAAAAATAGGCTTGCGGATTGGGAATGTCAAGCTATTGTTTTATCGCAGTCCCATGTTCCAAGGATAGGCGAGAAGCTCTCCAAAAGCATCTGGGTTGGTTCGATTCCAACGGGCTGTGCCACTTTATATTATCATCAATATGTAAAGCTGTCCTTTATAAAAGGACACATTTTCAATAATCTGTCCTTCTCAAAAGGACAGAATGTAGTAGTTCTTAGACATATCTCCGTTCATGGTAGCGTGAACACTACACTTGGGAACTGTACCATGCATTTAGAATGTAGTCTAATCGGATCGCTGTTTGTTTAGATTATAGTCAATAGATGAAGCGTGAGTTCATTTCAGATACAATTCCTAAACATTTATTGGGAAGTGCATAGGTTTTGTAATGGAACTGGTGATGCCATATCGGGTATAATCTGGTGTTGATTCGGGTAAATTGTTCCAGATCGGGTGTAATTTTATTGAATGGGAACCACTAGATCTTATTAATTGTGTACTATCTATTGATAGTAAGTAAGTTATACCATTTTTAAGTGGTAGGTTTTGTCAGAAATAATGGTAGTTTTTTCCGTCAAGGTGTTAATAAAATGAGTGCATATTTTTAACAGATTACTCTGTTCCTCCTAGACAAAACATTTCAGATAGTGCAAGCAAGTGTGGTGAAGATATTGCCCAATGGAATAGCTGTGATTGAAGGAGACACCCATATATCGAAGTGGGTGGAGGAATCTGGGCGTTTGGATCACGATCAGTATGCTTTGCCGATTATTCTGGAGCATATTGAGGAATGGGATTGGGTGGTGGATGGAGGGGCTTTTATTGGGGATCATACTAGGGCATATCTAGATAAGGTGAAGGGAGGAGTTGTGATGGCATTTGAACCTAATGCTGATGCCTTTGAGTGCCTTGTTCACAACTGCCCAGAGGCAGATACTATCCCTTTGGGATTATCTGATAACTCTGCTCCTGCTTGGTTGGAGAAGAGAGCAAACGCAGGGGCTTCTATTGTAGGGAATGGAGATATTGGGAACTGGATTCAGTTGGTAGAACTTGATAGCTTTAAGCTCCCGAAGCTGAATTTCTTGAAGCTGGATGTGGAGGGGTGCGAGTTAAAGGCATTGAAGGGGGCAAAGAAGACTATTGAGAGGCGCAGGCCGAAGATGTGGATTGAGATCAATGAATATGCTCTGAACCAGCAGGATGCCTCTGCCACAGAGATTTATCGGTTCCTAGAGCAGTTTGATTATGATATTACTCCCTTCCCAGAGGCAGGGATTCCCCAATACGACATTCTCTGCATTCCCAAGTGAGCGTCGATCTATTCATAAGAACCTACGCAGCAGATTGCGGCTGGCTTGAATTGTGCTTCAAGTCTATCCAGAAGTATGTCTCTGGCTATAATCGAATCCATATCGCTGTTCCTGCAAATGACTATCCCCGTCTTCCAGATGTGGGTCACTCGGAGGTTCATCTAGTACATGATTCCTGTACAGGTTATCTTGCACAGCAAGTCACCAAGCTGTATGCCGATGATTATTGCAATGCTGATTTTATCTGCCATGTGGATTCAGATTGCATCTTTAATGTTCCTCTCAATGTTGAAGACTTGATAGTCGACGGGAAGCCCGTTTATCTCGTCGAGGATGGCGTAGAATCGCCTTGGCCTCCCATTATGCGTAAAGCACTAGGGTGGGATACTAAAACCGATTATATGCGGCGGCATCCCTTCGTCTTCCCTCGCCCTCTGTATGCGGAGTTTAGGGCATGGATGAAGAAAAAGCATGATATGGAGCTAAAGGATTATATTGCTGGACAGCCTCGGCATGAGTTTTCAGAGTTCAACTGCTTTGGAGCTTGGTGCGATAGGTTTAGGCACGATCAATTTGAATGGAAGCATCCTTCAGAGTTCCCTACTTACTGCAAGCAATTTTGGTCATATTCTGGGGTTCAAAACCACATTGAAGAAATTAAAAAACTGATTGAATAATGTGCAAATTTGCAATATTGTTCAACAATGAGCCTAGAAAAAAAGAAACGGGGATTTATCAGAGAAGACGGAATGGTTCTTGCGGCAACGCATAAACTTCCGAATGGCGAGATTTATGAGTATTATGTTACTCCTCAAAAGTTAGAGGAAATAAAATTAAAGAATCGAATTAAAATGCGTAAATACACGCAGGATCACAAAGAAGAAAACAGAAAAAGATCACAGGATTGGAGAGATGCCAACAGGGAAAGATTTAGGGAAATGTGCAGAGAAAATTACAGAAAAAACAAAGAAAGGGTTAGGCTGAAGGGAATTAAGTGGAGAAAAGAAAATATGGGTGCATTCAAAGCATCTCAAGCTAAAAGAAGAGCAAGGGAAAGGAATGCAACAGTACCTTTAACAAAAGAGGAAAGAGGGCTTGTAAGTTGCATATATTCAATGTGCAGGAGGTTGAATGAATGCACCACTCTTGAATTTCATGTTGACCACATTATACCGCTATCAAAAGGGGGATTGCATCACCCAGAAAACTTGCAAATCCTACCCAAGAATATAAATTTGATGAAGGCAACAAGGCTTGACTTCGACGCAAAGAAGATCCTTGCAAGTTAGAAGGTTAGGATCTAATAAGCTGGGATGCCAGCTTCCCCATCCAAAGACGATCCAAATGAGGAAGTAAGTGCAGTAATTAAGCAGTTAAGGGCAATAGCTGGAGAGCATTTTGAAGTAGCCCTTATCTTGTTGAGCAGGGAAGAGGATGGAAGAACAGAGTATTACCACACAGTTCTTGGAAATCATTTTGCAGTTAAAGGCATTGCAGAGGCTTACATGGATGGAGAGTTTGAGCCAATGGATGAAGATACAGAATGGCTGGAAGAAGACTAAACTCCCTTGACCTTATTCAAGAAGGTTAGTAATCAGTAGGATACTCATGCCGTCTCTTACCTTTTCACAGGCTAAAACTCTGTTCGCTCCTTATATTACGAGCCAAGGATCGACTGACCCTGTGGTTGGATCTGCGATTAACTTCGTGAATGAGAGGCTTATCTCCTCTGGGCAATGGCGTGGCAATAGGTTTGCCTATAACTTTACTGTCTCTCAAGACTCCGCAGGAAACTATTACTTCGATACAGTCCCCGGAATTGAATCTGTTATGAGGGTTATTGCCCTTGATACCACCTACATGACTGGTGAGATTGCCGATGTCATGTCTGATTGGTATCCTTGGAACTCAAATGGGATCGGTTATATGTCCCCGACCTATGTTGGGGATACTGAAATCATCCGATTGGGAAACTCTCCTGTTTACCCCCTTCCATCTGGAGATGGATCTGGTCACTACACCTCTGACACCCAGCGTTATCGAGTTATTGGAAAGATCCCAGAGACAAGGACGATGATGTGTTTGGTTCGCAGGGGATATGTTCCCCTTGTTAATGACACGGATGTTGTTGTTCCATCCAACCGTAACGCATACCGTTATGGATGCCAAGCCTATAACTACGAGAACATCAACGAGTTAGAGAGGGCGCAAGTCTATTGGGATTTGGCTTACAAGGCTCTTAACGATGAAAGCATTGCCTTTGAAGAGGGGAGTTCTGAACAGGTTGAGATTCAAATGAAAGCATTCGCCCCCGGCATCATCCAAAACCTAATCTAACATGGCCTATCCGAACACCAACCCTTACCTTCTTAAAAACCCATTTCAGACGGCAATGTTGGGGGTTAGAGATGATTCGGTGTTCGATAGGTATAGCCCATCACCAACCCTCTCTCCAAGTCAAGCCGCCAAGATTGTAGGAAATCCAACAATGGCACAATACAATCACTTTTTAGGGCCAACAGTAGGAAACGCAGAAGATCAAGTCCCGTGGCAAGCAAGAGATCTTTACCAGCCAACTGAAGATTACCTTTCAAACATTTTTGAATTGGCTCCATCAACTGAAGACTTCAATCCAGAAGACACATCTATTCCGTCTTCTAAATCTCCTATCGGAGTTCCATCTGCCCAGAACACAGCACAGAGAGGACAAGCCTCTTCAAATGCTTTGATGGACGCACACAAGGCAGTTCTTGATCTTTCGCAGGGTCAATACGCTGGATTTGAGAAAGACATTAGAGGCAATGTGATTGGTGCGACTGGAAGGGAATACAGAGATCCAGAGTCGGGTAAGGTACTTGCCAAAACAGCAGACTGGAAAGCTGACATTGGAGGTCTTGGTCGCCCTTACACCCCCGGGCTTGACGCATTTAAGAACGCTCAAATACAAAGTCAAAAAGCATCAGCCGCCGCCGCTTCAACACCAGAAGCAATCAAGTCAGAGCAGAATAGGAAGCAGTTCCTTGAATCCCAATATGGAGCAGGAAACATTCCCGCATCATCGTTGACTGCAACACAGCAAACTAGGGCGGCTTCTGGAGCCTCTCCCTTTGCGGAGGCTCTGAAGAAGAAACCAGAAACCAACCCAACCGTTTAATACTATGGCAGGAACACCATCTGGAAGATCTATCGTTCAAGATATTCGTGTCGGAGGAGGGGGATATGGAAGGATGGGTAATCCGTATGCCGAGTCTTTTGCTGGCGATTTAGCCGCATTGAACCTTGGATGGAAGGCTCAAGAACAAGAACGCCTTCAAAAAGGATTTGAACTTTCTGAAGAAAGGGAAAAGCGCAAAGAGGTTGAAGATCAGCGGAGGTATGATTTCCAACAGCAAATGGAAAAAAGAAGGATGGAGCATGAAAACTTCATGCAACAAAGGGCTTATGATCTGGATCTTGCAAAGCAAAAGCATCAAGAACTTCTTGAAAAGGTCGCCGCTCAAAAGGAAGAAAACAATTACAGGACTGGTCAGATCTCCTCTATGCTTGAGTTAATTGACCCTACTGATGAAAATGCTCACAAGCAATTAGAAGAAATTGCATCAAGTGATGATTTTAAGAAGGTTGGGTTGCGACAGGGTGGTAATATGCTTGCCATGCAAATCAACAAGGTAAAATCAAACATTCAAAAGTATAGGCAGGCACAAGAGGCAAAGGCAGACATGGATGCCAAGATGCAACAAGGATGGACTCCAAAAACATTTACTGACGCAAATGGAGTTTCTCGTACAACGCTTGAGCCTCCAAAGGTTGTTGACTACAACAAGCAGGCTAAAGAATTTGAAACCAGATACAAGATTCCTTCTGCCGCACTCAATGTTCCTCTTGGAGCAAGGGCTGGATCTATCCAGACGATGAGGGGTAATATCGTCGATGGCGCATTCAAGCCAGATCCAGAAGGTGAGTATGTAAGGGCTGTTGACAAGACAAACCCAACCAGAAAGAAGGAAGCATTGATCCCATATGAAGACTTCTCTTCTGCACAGCAATCCATGTCTGGCAAATCTCAATCTGGGGCTGGAATGGCGGGAGGAACCGCTTTCTTCCCATCAACTCCCTTGCCTTCACCTACTCCGCAAGCTACAACTGAACAACCCCAGCAAACCCAAAGGTACATCTACGACCCATCTACAGGAAACCTTAATCCTCAACAGTAATGCCTTCCATTGTTCAGATCCCCAGCGTGGGGGAAGTTGAGTTTCCAGAGGGGATGTCCAAAGAGGAAATATCTTCGGCAGTTAAAGGAATTTTATCCAAACAAAAAGGAGGTGAACAAAACAATGAACCATATCAGCCACAAGCCAACCCGCAAGGCAATGAGGGACGAACACCCGACCAACAAAGCCAGCCTTCCTCTGAAGGAGGGTCACAAGCCGTCGATCAATCCAGTAGACGGGACGGGCAAGAGCGTATCGGGAGTGTCAACCCCCGTGATGCACAAGCCCAAGAATTGCAGTTGCAAGTAACAGGCGACATAATCAATCCAGTCGCAAAAGGAGGTGAGTCATTTGAAAAAGATGCCAAAGCAGAAAGCCAACGAGTCCAAGATGCCCAAGGGAAAGAAGATGGGCAAGCAGTACGACCAGAAGGCGATGCGAGGAACGAAGCGGAAGTAAGTAAGGGCGGGGTTCAACCCCCCGCTCCTAAAAGCTTTCTTGAGAAGACTGGGGAAGCTCTTTATGCTGGATATAAAGGACTTGGAACAGCCGCCTCTGAACTCCAGAGATACGGATGGGATCTATCCAAGGGAGTTAATCCTGTTGTAACGGCTGCCAAAGACGCTGAATTTATTTTTGGCAAGAACCCCTTCTCTGACAAGGTTGCTCAAAAGGTTCAAGAGGGGGATAAGTATTTTGCAGATATGGTTGCTGGCAGTCAGATGACTCCAGAGGAGGCTCAAAGCCCTGTCAATCAATTTACATTTGGAGTGGGTCACATGATTGGGGATCTGGTGGAAGCCGCCGCAACAGAGGGAGTATCAGCTGAAGCATCTGCATTTAAGGCTGTTTCCGAAGTTCCAATTTGGAAGTCCATTGCAGACAAGGCCGTTCATGGAATGAAAGCCTTTGCAGTTCCATCATTAGTTGCCTCAAATGAAGCCATCGACAAAGCGAAGGCAGAGGGAAAGTCTGATGAGGATGCTCTTGGACTTGGTTTGAAGACCATGTTTGAGACGGAGGCTGGTGCGGCTCTTCCAATGAATGTAAGCTCTGGCTTGAATACTGTTATCAAGCGTGGAGCCAGCCGAATCTTGCAATCCATCCCTCTTGCAGTCGCTCAAAGCGAGTTATCCAAGTCAGTAAACAATGTTTTAAGTAGCGACGAGGGACATGAGAACACAATCAGCGAGAATCTGATTGAAGGTAATTTTGATCTTGCCGCCAAGCAACTAGCCCAAGTTGCTCCAATGGGATTGATGGGTGTTCTTGGAGAACGAGCGAAGGGAGTTAAGGAAGCTGGTCTTCCTGCTACTGCCGCTGTTCTTGAAGGAAAGAAAAAGCCAATAACATTTTCTGTAGATCCGAGTGGGGAGATTGAATCAATCTATAAAACAGCGGAAGAGGCTATTGCCAAGGGAGATAGAACAGCCGCCTCTTTGTCTCTTAACGCCGCGAAAGAAGCTGAATCTGCCGCTGAAAATGCAACTACTCCAGAGCAACAAGCACAAAGGCAGAAAAGATGGAATTACCTTGATTCGCAAATTGAATCTTTACCAGCAGAAAAACCAGAGGCAAAAACCTCGCAACCCACAACACCAGATGCCACTAAAACAGGGGAAGTCAAAGAAGACACTACGGGAAAATATCCGCAGGGAGATCAAGGCGGGCAAGCCCCAAAAACAGGCTATAGCCATAGCCTACAGCCAACAGAGGAAGGCCAAGAAAAAATAGAAGGCACTCGCATTGCCGCCGCCGCATATCGAGATCCCGAAACGGGGATCGTTCATGAAGGCGAAAGCCATGAGGATGCAATGCGGAACGCTGGCAAGACTCCTATTACCGACCCAGCACAAAGGGAAACCAAGGACTTTGGTTATACTACAGACAAGGGAGAGTTTATATCCAGAGAGGATGCTCAAGTCCTAGCCGAGAAGTCTGGTCAGTTCCTTGGGAAGAAAACTGATCGTCCTGTCATGCACAGCCAAGAGGTTGCTCAAGACAAGAAGAAGGAACAGATGACTCGCATTACCCCACAGCAATATGGGCCGGGGGCATCCGCTGGAGCAGAGCTTTACAATAAGGATGTTCAACTCGGAGCGCAGATCGTCCAAGGGAAAAAAGGCATATCCTTTGAAAAATGGCGTGAATTGTTTGAGCCTAGGATGTATGAGGGCAAGTACGAAGAAAGTCAGCTACGCGACCTTTATGAGCGTTCTAAACAGGTCGCAGAGATTGCTGACAGAGGCGTTCCTATCCCAGAAGCAGTAAAGCAGATTGGAGGAAGACCTCTAGCCCCTCGTTCTAAATCAGCCCTTGCCAATGATAAGATAAACGCAACGAGACAATCTATGGGGCTATCTAGGATTGCAGATATTGCCAAAGACACATGGAAGGCAGTTTGGGAAAGGGCAATGTATAAGATCGACGATGATCCATACTACAAGACCAATCTTCTTAACAGGCTCAAGGAAAACCCTAACCAAGCAGTAACGGCTGAAGATGAGGCAATCCTGCACCATGAGATTATCTCTGTAAAAAATAAGTACGATCAAGCGATTGACGCTCTTCAAACAGAAACAGACCCATCTAGGATTGCAGAAAGAAAGGCAGAGGTTCGCAACTTGGAAGATCAGTACGATCAGCTTACATTGCTATCCAAGCAGACTGGAAGGGCTACTGGTCAAGCTCTCAATATGAGAAAGGCTCTAATTGCCGATGATTTTACCCTTCTTGGAATGCTCCGCAAAGCAAAGTCCGAAATTGCTGGAAGGGCAGAAGAGGATGGTGGCGCAGAGCTTTCTGAAGAATCTCGTAAGAAGATCGAAGAGCAAGCCAAGCGAATTGAGGAACTTGAGAAACAGCTTGATGAGCGCACTCAAGCCATGAAGAGCGAGATGATGGATGAGGATCTTGAGGATTTCACCAAGGAAGCCAAGGCTGAATCAAAGGAAACAGACCCGCTTGTTCAGAGAATTGTTGACAAGTTAAGGTCTACTATCAGCGACCAAGCTGAAGCCGCAAGACAGCGTATTGCAGAAAGACAAAAAGGCGGCAAGTTATTTGCCGATGTTACTGGATCTAAAGTAGCATTAGATACAGCCGATTATGCAATCATTGGTGCTGATTATATCTCTAAAGGATTGACTGACTTTGCTAAATGGTCTTCAAAAATGGTTGAAGAATTTGGTGATTATATCAAACCTTATTTGGAAAGAATCTTTAAGGAAGCCAACGATCATATTGATAAACAGGCTGACATCCTTACCCAAAGCTCCGCAGACAAGAGGGCATCTAAAAAGGAAATAAAACAAAAGATCAAGCAGGAGGCCAAGAGAACAGCCGCCAAGTCTCCAGATGAGAAAATCCAGAAATATCTTAATGAGATTAGGGAAGACCCAAATGATTTTGAGAGGGTTGGTAGCCTTGTCCGTAGCCTAGCTAAAGCAGTTCATCAAAAGGCTTATCGCTCTGGCAATGATTTGAACAGAAACCAGTTTGCAGATGCAGTCCATAAGATCGTCTCCAAAGAGATTGATGGATGGACGGAAGCCAATACCAAGGAAGCAATGGTTGGTTATGGAATCTTTAAGAGGCTTTCCAAGGACGCTGAAACTGTTCGCCTTCGTGAACTGAACGGAGAGATTAGAGAGATTGCTAAACAGGGCGACATTAGAAAAGGGCAGGCTCCTAAAAAGAGCGCAGAGTTCCCGCCTAAAGCAGTTGGAGAGCGTATTGAAATCAAAAAGAACAAAGCTCTCATCAAGAAGTTTGGAATCCAAGTAAAAGATCCAGCTACGGAACTCGCTGGCATGATGGACTCCATCAAGAACAGGCTACGCAACCATATTGAGGAACTGAACAGGCGCATTGAGACAGGGGAGCGTCCTCCCAAGAAGATGCCTATTGAATACGATGCCGAGTCAAAGGCATTGAAAGCAGAGCGAGATGCCCTTCAGCAACACTTTGATACCCTTTATGGCAAGTCTGAAAAGACGATGGAAGAGAAGGTAGCCGCTTATGAGATCGCCAATCAAAAGCTGATTGAAGCTAAAACAAAGTTTATTGCAGAGGAGAAGGAGCGTATTGCCGCTGGAAAGAAGATGAATCCAAAGCAAAAGGAGAAGATCACCAGCCCAAAGATTGAAGAGCAGAAAGAACAGATTAATCGACTTAACGAGGAAGCCAAGTCTGTTCGTGATTCTGATTATGCTCGTCGTGAGGAGATCAAAGGAAATGCCGCAGGCAAAAGGATTGAAACAATCCAAGCAGAGATTGCTGGGATGAAGAAGACAAGGCAGAAAGAGCAGACTGTTCCTTCTAAAGCCCTTGCATTCATTCAAGACCGACTTGCCGAAGCAGAGAAAAGGCTTAAAGCATTTAGGGATTCACAGAAGGTAAAAAAGACCGAAGACGAGAAGATCCTGCAAGGTCTCGAAAACAAGAAAAAGTCAGCTGAAGCAAGGCTTTCACAACTCCAAAGTGAAGAGAAAAAGCCATCTGGCGCAAAGCAGATGGTCTTCAACCGAGAGCAGAGGGCTGTTCAAAACGAGATTGATGACATCAATAAGCAGATTAAGGAATATCAAGATGCAAACAAGAAGCGTCTAACTCAAGAGGAGAAGAACATCAATAGCCTCCAACGCAGAATTGATTCTCTAGAGAAGCAAAGGGAAACCAGAGGTGCAAAAGAGGCTCCGAAGGAGGAGGCTTATGTTCCATCCGATAGGGAGCTTGCCCTTCAGAAAGAGCTTGAACAACTTAAACAAGATGTTAAGGGAGACGATTGGTATATTAACAACAGAGAGAAAGTTGCGTTAAATGCCTATAAAGTTCGCCTTCTTCGTCGTAGGGATGAGTATATTAGGAGGTCTGCTGAAAAGGACTTTGCTCCAAGGGTAAAGCTTGAAAGGGCTGTAAACCCAGAGATTGAAAAACTTAAAACTGAATTTGAGCGAGTTAAATCAGAGTTTGAACAGGATCGTATCCTTGATCGCTGGCAGAACAGAAACAACTGGGAGAAAGCCGCTGACTTGGCTATTGCTTGGAAGCGATTTGCAATCCTCTCTTATGCTGGAACCCTAGCAAAGCTTTTCGTAGCCTCTGTAAACATTGCTACATTCAAGATTCCAGCTTATGTATTTGGAAGGCTGATTGCAGAACTCCCCGGATTTAGGGAGATTGCTAAACTCGCCCCAAGTGAGGGTGGCGGGAACATTTCACAGGATGTTAAAAACTACACCAAGGGTCTATGGGAGGGGTTGCAGGAGTTTAAGGATATAGCGATTAAGCAACAAGACTCCAAGTTATCTCTACTTCACAAGGAAATATCTGGAGAAGCTGAAAGCAAGATACCTAAAGGCGCACTTAATATGCCGGGGAAAATCCACGAAGCTATCAAGAATCCAACAAAGTTAGCTGTATATAAGATGTCTTTTGCGCGTCATCTTGACTGGATGCAAAAGAATGGAATTGAGGTGTTTGGCGAGGAAGGAGAAGCCGCTAGGCAAAAGGCAAGTATTGAGGCGTTTAAGGATGCAAATAGAAGTATCTTCATGGAAGATAACTCTGTTGTTAGGTTCTATAATAATATCGTATCTCAAGCTCAAAAGAGTAAAAATAGAGGAATTAGAGGTGCTGGGTATGCGGCACAGGAACTTGTTCCGATTGTTAAAATCCCTACCAATGTTGTTAAACAAGTTTTTGAATATACCCTTGGTGTTCCAATAGGAGGAGTTAGGGGGCTTATGGCATTAGCGAAAGGAGTTGAAAGCCTCTCTCCAGAGCAGGCAAATTCCATATTGAGGCAGATGAAAACTGGATCAGTTGGATTAACCATGTTTGCATTAGGAGCGGCATTGCCAAACTACTTTGGTGGATTTTATAGAAAGAATGCGACTCCAGAAGAAGGAGAACCGGGGTTTGACGAAATGAAAATTGGTGGGTTTGTTATTCCAAAAACATTTATGCACCATCCAGCTTTAATTGCTGGTCAGATTGGAGCAACGATGAGAAAGGTTTGGGATGAAGGTGCTGAAGGTATAGAGGATTCTGAAGGAATGGTAGACCTTGCGGCAAAAGCTGGATACCAAGCAATGCTTGGCGTTGTTACTGAATTGCCATTTGTAAATGTTTCAAGAGATCTCCAGCAAACATTTGATCCGAAGAGAGTTGGAAGCTGGAGTGGAAACTTTGTTCGCTCTAACATCCCCGGATTTGTACAGGAGATTGCAAAGGCAATAGACAGAGATGAGGATGGCAATCTCATTAAAAGAAAACCAGAAGGTTTCTTGGAAACCGTTGAACAGGGGTTGCCTTGGTTGAGGGAAACAGCTACACCTAAATAATATGGCTACTTCCAAAGCTCCTAAACAACCTCCCTTTCCCCATCCTCCATTAGAGATTGGCGTACCCCAGTACCCTAATCCTAATGTTCCAGATTACTATACAAAGAACGGGACTGTAGTATTGGTTGTAAAGGAAAGCACAGACAAGGGAACCTACAACCCCAAACCGCTTGATGGAAGCGTAACATATAGTGGTCGTGATGCAAATAAATGGCCTACCCCCCTATATCTTGTATATCAGAAGCCAACTGAAGATTCTGAATTTGTATATAACTACTATGCAAATGATACTTCTTTGGCTAGTCAGAACCCTTGGAACTATAACATTTCATACAGCGACGAGAATCCATCTTACCCAATTTACCAGAGAGAGTATTATGTTCCTCGCAGTCAGTACGCTTCAGTAGCCATTGGTACAGCTGATCCAACTTTCGGCGGGAATGCTAAAATCACCAAGCAACAGATGGTTGAGCTTGAAGAGGGTAATCCACTTCGTTCAAGATATGTTAAGGTTCAGAGAATCTACGAGACTATCCCCGGCCCTGTTGTTAGCGGATACCAGTACGATGATTTTCTTGATGAGACCATTACCATCAGCAAGCAAACTATTGTTGCTGGCACATCTCCGCTTGCCTATAGTGACGGACTTCTTTCATATAAAGACGAGCCTATTGATTCAATAAAGAGCCAGAGGATTATATCTTCCATTTCTTCTCTTCCATCAAATAGGGTAGAATACAAGACCGCCACTCACTCTTCGCCAACTTTGGTGTTTAGCTTAACAATAGCATATCAGCAGTTTAGCAAAAACCTTACTGATATTAGGCTTAAAATTACACCAGTAACTATTGCGGCACAATCAAGGCAGACAATTCAAAGGATTACCACTAGCTTCTCTTATGGTGCGCCGACACCGCCAGATCCAACGGAGATCCTTTCTCCTCAATTAAAAGATATAGCATATACTGGATATAATCTTAATTTTGATCTGGGTGGAGGTCTTTGCGATACACTTAATTATACTGTGCTTTCTGGATACCAAGGTGGGGAAGCTGGAAGCCCCATCTATGAAACAATCAACATTCCAGAGACTTCTATTTCTGCATCCACATACAATAGTTATATTGGCACATATAAAATAACATCTTTTGAGCAAGAGTATTGGAAATCCAACATTTGGGTCTCTAGGACTGTTGAAACTTATATTGTTTAATGGACTATTACGACTCAACTCAAGTTCCCAAGGGCGGTGGAACAATGTCTGGAAACGGCGTTGGATTTAACAGCATTGGAGGTATTCCAACTATTTCCATTCAAGGAATGAGGGGTGCATTTTTTATTCCAGATAAAAATTCAACATCTTCGTCCCATTCATCTACATACACATTACAAATTTGCGTTGATGGCAATCCAATGAATTTGGATGTCCTTGTTTCTGGAGATCCATATCCAATTTCTTAATATGGCTCATGTAAGCGCGCTTGGGCCAGATAGTATAGGACAAGGAGCTCAAGGGTATACAATATATGTTACCACAGACTCCACCTTGATAGGGGATGGAACCACGCACCCAAAATGTTTTTACCAATCTTGGAATCATGAATTTGTGTATTAACGGAATACCAGCATTATATCCAATACCAATATAATATGGCTAAAGTAACAATGTTGGCCCCGTGTGCTCCTCCACTAGACAATACTATTTATACAGATGGAATGATTGAATTGTCGTATGAACAATTTATTTACTTCGCATTAAAAACTAAAACCGTAACAATTAATTCATTATATTACTCTGGCACGGACTCAAGAGGAGGAAGTTATTCTGGAAGTGGTACAAATCTTCCTTCTGATTTTAATGTTTCGCAAGCAACATCAGAGATTGATTTAGTGTGCGTAAACAATCTTCAATCAAACGCTACATATAACATAGAATCTACAGATCTTTCTTGGAATGATTCTGATGGAAATCCATACGATCCATCTTTTTCGTCAAGTTACGGACTTGTTTCTTTTCAGTGTTTTTTTGATAAAACTTCAAATAAATACTATGTAATTCCTAATTTTAATCTTTCGATTGATTCTAATAATAATGTTCTTCAATCTGTTCTTGCATTTACGGCAGTATATGACTTTTCTTCTCCTACTTCATGGTTTAATTGCGGAAATCCACATGAGCCTTTTCTTGATTGTAAGATTATAGGAGAGGTTGGAACATTTACATATACGACGATTGATTATGGATTGTTTTCTTGCCCCATATATGGAGAAGAAAAAGTGCTGAATGGAATTGGAAATCCATCAATGTCTGTAAATGTTGATGTTACTGAATTATCGGTTTGGCCTTATAGTGCATAAATTCAGTTGACACGCAAAAAGCGTTGTCTTACAACACGCCTACTGAAATGATTCTTGCAATATCCTACCACCAAGGGGATCTGCCCCTAATGACCCGCTGGGCTAACCATGTTGTCAAACTTGGCCCTTATATCAACCACCATCTTGTACTGCTTCCTGTACATGGGGTAGCCACACAGAAGATTGAATCAATCCTCTCTGGTAGCTTCAGCAAGGTGTCGATAGAGAAGTGCTTCCATACTGAAATGGGCTGGCCTGTTTCTTGCAACAAGTCATTTGAGACAATGGCTTGGGCGGCTCTACAGAAGTTTAAGGCTCCCTTCCTGTGGATGGAGCCAGATGCTATTCCCCTCAAGCAGGGATGGCTTAACGATATTGAAGCGGAGTATAGGTCTTTGGGTCGCCCGTTCATGGGAGACTTTGTGGAGATTGCTGGTGTTATGCCAAATGGCGTTAACCACATGAGCGGAGTTGCGGTTTATCCAGCTGACCTACCTCGTCTAGCCCCTTCCATCTTCAACAACGACACGATTGCTTGGGATATTGCCTCTGGCAACCAAGTGATTCGCCAGATGGCAAGGACTGGTCTTATCCACCATGATTGGGTTCCCACTAAACAATGGCGAAGGGAAAAGGTAGATGCCTCTTGCGTGAAAGAAGGAGCAGTTGTATACCATCCCGATAAGTTGGGCGTTCTCTTTAATGATGGTTTATCTCCGAATGGTGTGCAGGGAGATCCTGCAACGGGTGCAGATGTGGTTGCGTCTGATCCTCATGAAACAAAGGTTAAACCTAATCTGTATAAAGAATCGGTAAAGATGATTAACGAATTGTGCGAAAAGGAAGAGCAAAATGAACTTTCCCTCGCCATAGAGCAGATTATTTACAATGCAAAAAACAGCCCCAAAATCAAAAAGCAAGTCATTAACCGACTCATTGCCGAAGGAATCCTCAAAGCTCCCAAAACCAAGAAAGTCAAGCGCACTAGAGCTAAAGTTCGCGGCTCTGTGGAAGTCGATACAGGGGCAGGAGCTAGTTGAGGAGCATAGGTTTCATGCGACAAGAAAATGGAGATTCGATTTTGCTAATCTCGGCACTAAAACAGCTATCGAAATCGATGGTGGAGTGTGGTCGGGTGGCAGACATAATCGCGGAGGTGGTTTTATCAAAGACGCAGAAAAGCTCAATGAAGCCGCTTTTGAAGGGTGGACTGTTTTTAGGCTCGTCGGGAGCGCGATCACGCTTGAGGCTTGCGAGCGGATTAAGGCGTATATTGAAGAAAACAAGTCGTTGACAGATTGACCCGTTGGTGTCATGGTATATCCATGAAACTAAAACGAGGAACAGTAAGAGAAGATGGCATGGTGTTCATGCACATGGTGCGTGGCAAGGAATACTGGGCGACTCCAGAAAAGTATGCGGAGTTGAAAAATAGGGATAAGAAAGCCCATGTTGATTGGCGATCTGAAAACAAAGAAATTGTTTCGCAGAGGAATAAAGCATGGAGGGAGGCCAACCCAGAAAAGGCTAGGGATAACCTTCGTAAGTGGATTTCCAAAAATAGAGAAAGATCAAATCAGCATAAAAGAGAATGGAATAAAAGAAACCCAAACAAAGTAAAATTAACAATTCAAAAAAGAAAAGAAAAAGATCTTGATGGGTATAATACTATGAAAAGAATGGCATCTGCAAAGCGCAGGGCTATAAAATTTGAAAGATTGCACCCCAATCATGATTTTGAAATAGAGCGGGTTCTTTCAGAGCAATGCAAATCTCTTTACAATAGGTTTGGTATTAAATTTGAGGTAGATCACATTGTACCGCTTGCTGAGGGAGGCTGGCATCATCACTTAAACCTCCATGTTATTCCTATGGCTTGGAATAGAAGGAAGCATACAAAAGGGCTAGAATCATTGCCGGAATGTTGGAATCCTTTAGTTAGGTGTTAAAATCCCGTTGCTTTATTACCCACTTTTGGGTTAGTAGCTGTTTTGCGTAGCGGGACTCGCACCCGTAAATATAGGGCGTTATTGGAAAAGTCGCTCGATTCCAAAACAAACTTGGATAGCGCATTTACTTGCACTTTTCAAAAACCTAACAACAAATAATTTATATTATATGGCTTCTATTTCTTGCAGTACAGTTAATGATTTATTCAGCAGGGAGACCAACAGATTCTCCGTCGATGTTTGGGAGCGTTACTCCGTTGATGGGCCATGGGGTCGTCTCACCCGCGTTGGAAAATTCCCGCAGGGAATGGGTACTACCTTGACCGAAATCACGGTTGAGCGAGTCCTTTCCGGCAGTTTTGAAAACAGCTGGGCAAATGTTGGCACTTCTGGTGATGGCATCGCCGATGGCAATGTCTCCAATGGTTGCGTTCCCTCCCCTACGAATCTGTCCTTCGGTCAGACCTATCGTACTTGGAACCTCCAGACCCAGAGCTACCAGACCCCTTGCATCTGCTTGGACGATCTGAAGACCTCCTTCCAGATTGAGTCCCAGATCGCCAAGACCGTCGAACAGCTTACCCAGCTTACCAAGACTGTTCTGGATAACCGCCGTCGTTCTGCCTACCTCCAGATCACCAATAAGATCCAGAGCGGCTACAACACGGAGTATACCTTCAACAGCAATTCCAGCATCCCTTCCACGGCAAGTGGTGGTGATCTGAACTACTGCGTCAATGGTACTTCGGTGGGTCTTCCCGCTCCTAGCTACCAGCTTTCGCAGGATCAGCTTGACGAGCTTCGCGTTGTCCTTATCCGTGATGGTGCTGGACACAATGCGCTCGGCAAGGAGAATGGTGCGCCTGTCCTCGGACTCGTTACCAGCCCCGAAACCAGCCGTCAGCTCCTCCGTAACAACAGCGATCTCCGACAGGACATCCGCTATGCTACTCCTAGTGAGCTTATCGCTCCCCTCGGCGTGGATCGTAGCTTCCAAGGCTACTACCACCTCGTCGATATGGAGGTTCCCCGCTTCACCTACAGCACCCCGACCTACAACTCCTCTGGAGTTCTCACTTCGGGTGGCTGGACGCAGATCTATCCTTTCGTGTCCACAAGCACGAACAAGGGTATCGCGTGGAATCACAACCCTGCATACGATGTTGCCCCTTACGAGGCGGCTTTCATCTTCCACCCCGATGTTTATGAGGAAGCCGTCCAACAGGTCGGCCCGAATATCCCCGGAGCGGCATTCGATGATTATCCGTACTACTACAGCGGCCAGTTCTTCTGGCTCAACATCCGTGATGCCGTGCAGAATCCTCTCGGCAAGATCGGTCGCTGGTTGGCAGTGTTCCAGAACGGAACCCGTCCTATCGCCCCGTATTTGGGCAGAACCATAATTCACAAACGCTGTGCAAATGACTACAGCCAAGTGGGTTGCACCAACAGCTAATAGCTGATCGGTAACTTAAGAGAGAGCCATCCAGAAATGGGTGGCTCTTTTCTTTTCCCCCCTTGACCTCAAGAACGGGAGGGGTTAAAGAATGCGGATGAACAAAAGAAAGCACGGCGATTTAAGGGAGGATGGATTTGTCTTTTGGGGGTATCAAAAGAAGAATCTTTTGTCTGGAGTAAAATATGTTGAGAAGTGGCTTTCCCCAGGGGCATTTGAAAGACACAACACCAGAATACTGAATTATTATAAAAACAACAAAGAAAAGAAACTGGAGTCTTGCAAAAAGTATCACTATCTAAACAGGGATAAAATTAACAATAAAAAACGGGAATGGTACAAAAACAACAAAGAAAAAGTTAAATGAAGGCAACAAAACTGGTTAAAGCACAACAGGCACAAGGCGGCTCAAAAATGCGCTAAAAGAAGGGCTTTCAAAAAAGGAACAGCTTTAAGTTTAACAGATCAAGAAAAAAACTCTATAGCCTCGATTTATAAAAAAGCAAAAGATATGTCTTTGTCCTCTGGCATTCAGCATGAGGTTGACCATATCATCCCATTGTCAAAAGGAGGCATTCACCATCCATCAAATCTTCAAATTTTGACTATCTCTGAAAACAGAAAAAAAGGGGCGAATATCCCATTGACTCAATAGAAATTGTTAAGATATACATCTCTTTATATGGCTCTAATTTTCTCAATCCCTAAAGATTACACTCCTCCAGATGGAACAAAAGAGGGCGAGGAATTTTCTGAAATCGCTTCATTTAAGTTTGATGGCAAGGACATGATGCTCCTTTCCGTTGGGCAGGACAAGACCCCTATCCTCAATCGCAATGTCAAGGAAGAGGAAGGCAAACCCAAGGGTGCAAAGGCGGCAATGAAGGAACAGCTTAAATCTCTTGAAGATAAAAAGGGGTCTGCCAGCATGGAAGACACCGAACAAGCGGAGCAAGAGGGCTAACCGATGAGTAGGGTATTTAACCCTGTTTATTCGTCCCTCACGGACGGGGAGGATATTACGCTATGCCGTATCCTTGAGGCAGTAGGTAGTATTTCCAACTCCTACTCCAACGGAACCCCTCTTTCTGTGGTTTCTTCATCTGGTCTTAATGCACTGGCAGTAAAGGCATCCTCTGGATATGTCTGCAACATGATTGTATCCAACATGGTTTCTTCTGCTAGATTTATCTTACTTTACAATAAGGCCACTACGCCAACACCCGGAACAGACACTCCTGTTTATGTTATTGGAGTTAACGCCAACCAAACGGTTTCCATTCCCCTTGGAAACAATCCTCTTGTTTTTACAAGTGGAATAGGATTATCTATGGCAACATCAGCCGCAGGAAGTGGTAATCTATCCGCTAATGATGTTGTACTGAATCTAACATTTGCCTAAACTTTTATGAGCCGACCTTTCCAGCCTATTGCATCTAGTTCAAAAGACGGAGAAGACATTACGCTGATGCGTATCCTTGAGTCTGTTAGCGCAACTGCCTACAATTACACCCTTTCCAACTACGCTACCGCAGACAAGCCGGGAACGATTGTTATCTCTGATGCCGCTGGGAATACGATTTCCACGCTGACCCTCTCCTACGATGGTTCTAACAATCTCACCTCTGTCGTTCGTAGCTAATGGCTCTTAACGAAAACCTTTTAGCCTACTGGAACCTTAACAATAATGGTTCTGGTGGAGTTTCGTTGGTTGATTCAACGGGCAATGGAAACACCCTTTCAAATCCTAATGATGTAAATTTAGGATCGGGTATTATTGGAGGAGACGCTGTAATAGTTGCTACTTTAGGATTTACTAATGCAACTCATGATTTTTTAAGTGGACTACCAGCGGTATCATTTTCTGGCTGGCTAAAACTTTCTAATGGGGGTGGAAATGCAATTTTATGGGGTGATTCAGTTTCTTCAATAGGTTTTGGAGCAGGGGGTGTTCCCACTCTAAATACAACTATTAACGGAGTCTCAATAAGTGATGGAGATGTAAGTTTAACTGTTGGAGATTGGGCAAATTTAGTTGTTGTATATGATTCTATAAATGGCGTTTCTCAGATTTATTTAAATGGAGACCCAATTAAAACAGCGGAAACAAATGGGACATACGGTGCTGGGGGAACTTCGTATCTTGGGTCGCTCAATGAATATGTTGATTTTTCATTCCGTTATCAAGTTGATGAGGTAGGAGTTTGGGGAAGAGCATTATCCCAATCTGAAGTAACTGCACTTTACAATAACAGTTATGGAAGAACATTTCCTTTTCCTCAAATACCCACTTCCACGCTTTATTACAACAACGCTCAATCTGATGGAGATTGGGGAAACCTTCTAAACTGGTGGCAAGATTCTGGATTTTCTATCCAAGCTACAGCACTTCCTACTGCCACAAACCCTGTAAATCTTTACAGCCAAGTAACACAAAATACTCAAGGTGCTAATCAATGTTTCTGTGCTTCTGCAAATTTTTGGTCTGCTGACTTTGCATACGGACTAACGCTCCAATCCACAGGGGTAGTCAATATGCAGGGAACTTCGGTCATGGCTGGTCATACGACTGATGGCGTGTCCATACACGATTCATCCACGCTTACCGACACCTCTGTTATTGATGCAGATGTTACGATGAGGGATAGCTCCAGAGCTTATGGATATATTGGCGGCAATGCCTATGTTTATTATGATGGAGGTAATGGTCAGTTCCCGATTGGTGGAACAGTTGCAGGAACCGTAAGTTACCTTGGATGGCCTGCAAAAACGCCTCAATGGTTCAACGATCAAGCAACAGGTGGCGCAGATGATGGAGATTTCTCCAACAAGGCTAACTGGTGGACTGACAACACATTTACCACTCGCCCAATCAATGCCGAGGGAACTCAAGAGCTTCCAGATGCCTCCACGGATGTATTTATTGCTCCGAATACTGGAATTTATGCTAATACTGGAACATCTAATCCAACCGTAAATAGCCTTACCGCAACAAGTTCTTATTTATCTAACATTACAATAACAGTTACTAACGGAGCATTTTTTAATGGTTCTGGAAATTACGGAACAAGTAATTCTACAATTTACGGAAATGTTACCTTTGATGGTACATCTTACAATGACCATACTGTTATACATGGAACCGCAACATATAAATCCGCTTCATCTTTACAGCAATCTTGGAACTACAGTTCTCTAGGAAATACCAACAATAGTGATCTTTACGGATCTAGCGGATTTGCTGTAAACATTTCTGGAGGAGGAGGAAGTGGTGGTGGTTTCATTTCTCGATTGCTAAATTTACCTTGGTTCATTAGGTTCTAATATTATGATCGCACTAACTTCACCCATCACTATTTCCCCTGCACCTGTTCATGGTAAGCCCCTTCAGCCAACCACGCTGACTTCTATTGACTACAGCGTGAACTACGACAACAGCCAGCAACAGGCCATTGCTCGTCTCAAGGGGGTTAATGTCTCATTGGTTCTCTGGAATCAGCACACAACTCCTCCATATTCCTCCGTTGGTCAGTTCTCTGATTCCGATACGGATGCTCGTCTTTCCACGCTTCTGAATGTTGCTGGTGGCAATACGGCGATTGAAGCGGCTATCTTGAATTTGTTCCCCGCTCCTGCAAAGTCATGATTCACCACACAGATACAGTCTTGACAGGGTTTATCGGGACTACAGCCCCTCTTGCGGCGGCTACGATAAGCCTTGATCCTGCTCTGGATCTGGAATTGCGTATTCTTTCCCTTGTTATTGGTATCTTTGTCGGCCTTGCCTCGTTCGCTAAACTCATTTACGACATCTGGGCAGACCACAAAAACCGAAACAAATGAACCGATACCAGCTTGCTTGGAGGTATTGCACCACTCTTGGTGAATACTTCTGCGTTTCCGTTAAAATCACCCTTCTTTCCATCTTCGTATGGCTTACTGGATGCGCTCATACGCACTCCAACATCTCTGTAAAGCCAGCTTCCGATAGCATTGCAGCTATCCAAGGGAACCTTTCTGCCGTTGACGGGAAGGCTGTTGTGGTGGAACAATGGCTTAAATCCCACTAATGAAGAAACTATTCCTAGTCATTATGCTCCTCTCCACTCCGGGGATGGTCGCAACAACCATCACCAAGGCTGACATTATTGCTACTGTCGAGCATCAGCGCAGGCTCACGCATGAGGCTCAAGACGAAGCTGCCCTAGCCCAAAAGGAGCTTGCAGTAGTTCAAAGTGCCATTGACGCACAGGCAGAAGAGCTTAATAAGGCCAAAAAGGATCTAGTTGTTATTAAAGAGAGCAGGGACTACTGGAAGAAGGTGGCTGAACGCCTCTTATTCGCGCTTTCTTTGACGGCTGGCATATTGGCTGGTCTTGTGTTCTTTCAGTTCTCTACAGCCATTATTACGAGCATTTACCCCCCTGCTCTTCCTTTTTCCATTCTAATCTCCGTAGGGATTGGAGTTGCAACCTTTGGAGCAGTATGGGCGATTCTCGTAAGGGTGTAATCCAATCGAAGCTGGAGCAAAAGCCACTTGGCTCAAAGAAAGCGATATATGCTCTCTTCGCCTCTATTTGTGTCCTAATTGTTTTTGCTATTTCTGCATTGCTGATCCTCACCCATGCAGAGGTGGCAAAGGACATAACAGAGTTGGCAAACCTTTGTGTCATGTCGTTTGCGGCTCTTGCGACAACACTAATCACGGGTCAAGCAGCTATGGATTGGAAGGCGATGAGCGTTCTTTCTCACATTGATGAAGACGAAAAGATTGACTCTAATCAAGAGCTTCCAGATCAAGTGAACGAGAGGGTTTACAAACCAATGTACTTTGATGACGATAAGGTTTAAAAAGGGAGATACTAGATCTGACGGGTATCGTTTTAAGCAATATAAGAAAAAACCAGATGGGTCTTGGTCAGAGGAATGGTTGTCCGAAGAATCATTTCAAAGGGCTAGGGAATGGCATAAAAGACCAAATGCAAAAGAAAGTCAGAAGAGATGGAATGAAAAAAATATAGAAAAAATAAGGCAATACTCAAGAAATCACATTGCAAAAAACAGAGAAAAATCTAGAGAAAGATCTAGGAATTACGCAAAAAGAAACCCGGAAAAAAGAAGGTCTTTTGAAGCCGAAAGAAGAGCAAGAATTAATAATACATATATTCCTTTATCAAGGGATGAAAAAAGAATAATTCTTTTTATTTACGAATTGGCAACAAGAATTACAAATTGCCTTGGAATACTTCATCATGTAGATCATGTAATGCCGCTTTCAAAAGGTGGAGAACACATTCCCCAAAACCTTCAGATAATCCCAGCATCAATAAATGTTAGAAAAAGGGATAAAGTTAACTTTTGTTATGACAAGTAGATTTAAAAACGAAATCATACCATTTATCTTCAAATGGGAGGGAACGACCTTTGAGGATGATCCGAGTGACCCCGGAGGTGCTACCAAATTTGGAATTGACGCTCGTTCCCACCCCCATGTGGACATAAAGAATTTAACAGCAGACCAAGCTGCCGGCATATACTGGACTGAATACTGCAACCTTCATTGTGATGAGTACGCTCCGCAGTTTGATTGGGTGTTTTTCAACTGCTGTGTGAATTGTGGTGTTGGTCGCGCAACCAAGATAAAATCTGTCTCTGGAGTTGATTGCTCTAAATTTTTAGACCTTCAAGAATCATTCTACAAATCTCTTGCAGAGAATAGACCATCATCTAGGAAGTTCTTAAAAGGATGGTTGGCTAGGACAGAAGATTTAAGGAAAGTGATTGGAATAGCTTGATGCTCTCCGCAGGAGCAGTATGGGGTACATAGGGGTTTTTCACGAACCATGTCAAGCATAAAGAAAAAAAATATTTTTCTTGATGAAGTCACAATTTGTGACCACAAGTACGGAATGAACAACAAAGACCCATACGAAAAAGAAAAGCAACAGCTTGACGAAGCCCTCAATCTTGTGGGATACAAGCTCCGTAAGCAATCATTGGAGTATTCCGAGTTCAAAAGGCTTAAAGGGTTAAATGATTCCCTTATCGCCGCCATCAACACAGCCATCACCGAGTGGCCTTCAAATCAAGCATCCATTTACCTAGATGGAATCATGAAAAATTTCTCAAAATAATTATTGTAATTCCCCTCCCAAACCAATACAAAACCCATCGTTATGACAACAAAAACAACTAAATCCACCAAGGCAATCAAGCCAAACAAAATCAGCAAGCAGGATGAAATCTCAATCCGACTCGCATCAGTCCAACTCCAAACAAGTCACAACAAGATCGACATCGACGCTATCGCAGAGAATGTTGAAACTCTTGCAGAACGCCTCAACATCCTGTACTGGATCGCTACATTCGCAGTCGCGCTATCAGTCGTTGCGTTCTTCGCCGTATTTATTGCCAAGCACTAATGGAAAATCCTCCACTCACTCCAGAAGAGAAAGTTGAGATTTTGCTTGAATCCCTCAAGGAACTGCGCGAAACCCTAGACGAAGCAATTTCCTTTATCGACGACTCGATGATCGAGGCCGACGAGAGAGGCTAATAAAAACACACATAATGAAAACCGAAACCACACCAGAACAGCAATACGCACAGGCTCTCGTAGCCGCAATCGGGGAACTCTCCAATGTTCCCAAGACAGCCGCCAATCCTTACTTCAAGTCGAAGTATGCTCCGTTGGATGCAATCGTTGATGCAACTCGTCCAGTCCTTGCCAAGCATGGTCTGGCAGTCCAGCAAACCCCAGTATATCGTGATGGATGCGCTGGCGTTAAGACTATCATTAAGCACAATGCAGGACACTCCGAGGAGTCAGAGCTTGTTCTTCCACTCAAGGATCAGTCCCCACAGGGAGTTGGATCGGCAATCACCTACGCTCGTCGCTACGCCCTAGCCGCTGTTCTTGGCCTTGCCACGGAGGATGATGACGATGGTAATGTTTCCTCTGGACTTGCCAAGAAGGAAGAGGCTCGTCCTGCGGTAGCGAAGGTTATGGATCGCAATCCATCTGTCCGTCCTGCTGGCAATGTGACTGCAACTTGGATGGGAGTTCTCCCAACCAATACCAAGATTGCCGCCCAGAGCAAGGAAGGTAGTCCGAAGAAGTGGGTTCTCTATGCCATTGAGTTTAATGACAACGGAAAGGTTATGGAGACGATGACCTTTGATGAGAAGCTGTTCACTATGGCAACGGAATATGGCAAGGATGGAACGCTTGTGGATGCGGGTGTCTGCCCATCCAAGCGCGACCCGTCGAAATGGGAGATAGTTACCATTGATCCTATTCAGCAAAAATGATATTTTTGCCAGAATATGAGTTCTGCAATAAATATAATAAACCAAAAATTTGGGAGATTGCTTGTCGTATTAAAAACAGACGAGAGGCAACAAGGACAAATTGTTTGGAAGTGCCTTTGCGAATGTGGAAAATATTGTTTTGTAAAAAGCGACCACCTTCGCAGGGGTGCTATTAAAAGTTGCGGATGCCTAAAAAGCGAAAGCACTATTCGTCGATTTACAAGACATGGAATGTCCAAAAGCGAGGAATATAAAACTTGGAAAAAAATTCAGACTAGGTGTTCTCCCAACAATAAATATCGTAAAGATTATTATGATAGGGGAATATCTGTTGCAAAAGAGTGGATTGGGGCTGGAGGATTTGTCAAATTCTTTAATCATATTGGCCCCAAACCAACTCCAAAGCATACAATAGATAGAATAAACAATGATGATGGATACAAGCCCGGAAATGTTCGATGGGCAACAATGAAAGAACAAATGCAAAATCAAAGGCCAAGAAAAAGATTGGATCTTTATACAACCCATGAAATTATACAGGAGCTTCGCAGAAGGGGATATACACATTATGATTCTTCTGAAGAAATTTAATGAAAACAAAACAAAAACCAAGTAAGGCGAAAGCCCCCCATATTGCCGTTAAATATGAACGATTTCTCGCCGTCTCCTGCTCCCATGGGAAATACGCAGATCCGACTGCGGTGGATGCGGTACTCAAAATGCGTGATCGGTGGAAGCCCGAAATATGCGTTCACCTTGGAGACTGGTGCGATACCACAGCATTTAGGTCTGGTGCGGCTGGAAGTTCAGATGAATCAGAGCCAGTTGCACCCGATATTGATGGCGGGATTGCGTTTCTCCAGAAGCTACGACCAACTCATGTGTTGGATGGAAACCACGAAGATCGTATTCCCAGATTGCTTTCCAGCAATAACGCACTCGTCGCATATGCCGCACAGCAAGCCACCAACTTCATTGACGAGGCATTTGTCAAGATCGGTTGTCGCCGGATACCGTATGATGGCGTGTTTCAGAAATTGGTTAGGGGTAATGTTACCTTCACCCACGGTACGATATATAACGAGAACTCCGCTAGGGATATGGCAGAGATGTATGGAGGCAATGTTATTTTTGGGCATACCCACCGAAGCCAAATGGCAGAAGGAAGAACGATTAAAGAGAGTAGCGGATTCTGCGCTGGCACTCTCACATCTCGCGGATCTATGGAGTATAGTAAGGCGAGACGAGCAACCCTCGGATGGAGACAAGGACTGGTATATGGAGAAATTGGCCCAAGAGATTCAGCCGTGTGGCTCCTCACTCGACCAACCTATGCAGACGAATGGAGGCTCCCCCTATGAGTGGCAAAAAGTCAACAACGAATACAAGCTCGCAACTTGGGAACGAATGGGCTTTAGCAATAGCGAAAGCTATGAATCAAAAAGCCGAGAAAGTTCCTCCATGCTGGAAAACGGCAGAAGAAGTTAGGCAAATTATGGGCTTGTCCCAGACCAATGTATCAAAGAGAATCAAGCTTCTTAAAGAGGCAGGACTCATTGAATCAAAAAGGTTTTATGTCAATTCAAGCCGTGGCCTTTATCCAGAAATCCATTACAAACTAATCAAATCAAAATGAAACAACTACCATCCGAATACTACATTGAAGAAGATTATGCCGTCCTTGCTGGCCCTTATGAATATGGGAACAAGCGAGATGCCCTGTTTAAGCAACGGGTTATTGATGACATGATCGCAGGAAACATCCCTTGGCGAATCAAGGAGGATGGCGACAATGATTACATTGAGCGCAAGGGAATGATCCTACCAAAACGCAAACTATGAGCTTTGAAACAGAGATGGGCTTAATGGTTATAACATTTGTAACCTTCATAATACTCTTTACTTTCCCTAAAACATGAAAGACAAATGGGAATATGTTGGCAAACTTCAAATCGCTGGAAGAACTTGGCAATATGGCTGGGGAGATACTGGCAAAACAAAGGGAAAGGCGAATGAAGGAATATGTGATTATGACAATCGCAGAGTCATTATCAATCGCCAACACAAATGCCACCTCGCAGATGTTGTCTCCCATGAGTTGCTCCACGCCCACTTTCCCCATTGGAAAGAAGAATTTGTTGACGGAATTGGAGAAAGCATTGGCACAGCAATCAAGCACCTTAAGTATAGTATTAGTCCCGGCCCAAAGCTTATTGCCGGACGACGAGGAGGAAGATCTTCCTTGGCATGATGAACAACCAGAAGAACTAAAATGAAATTACTTAAAAACCCAGCCGATGCCTTTAACGAATGGTTCGATACCAAGGGTGTTCGTACCTACAGCAGTAACCACGGGAGCGCAGAAGGCCACAGAGAGTACATGGCGGCGGCGTTCCTTGATGGGTATAACCTAGCATTGATCGACGCAATGCAACTCCTATCCGACAATGATCCGACAAAGAATAATTAAGGGCGATAGCGTCCCTCCGGGGTCTTATCGCTTTACTGTGCCAGAGACAGGGTATCGTATTGCCAATGAGCATACGATAGCTGGCCTGTTTGCCAGAATTAAACAGCATTACAAGGACAACAACCTTGATCTACCCGATGACTGGCAGGAGAGAGTTGAGGATCAGATGTGTAAACAGCTTCCCGAAGGATGGTGTACTTATGTGGATGGAGTCCCTCAAAACCCAGAGAACCTAATCACGGCTGAAAACATAGTTAAAGGGATCACCTCTCTGTACAACATGGCTATCGAAACCCTTAAGGGGCAGGATGTCTTTGTTCCACAGGATGAGGCCAACCAGAGGGCTTCCATCTGTGCTAGGTGCTATCAGAATAAACCATCTAACTTCTGCATGGGTTGTGGAGCAATGAGAAAGGTTACAGAGTTAGTAGCGAAGGTTAAGGGGGAGCGTAAAACCCCATCTGATAGTAGGTTACATAACTGCGGGATATGCGGATGCCGGAATGAGGCTATTGTTCATGTCAAGAGAAATATCTTGCTTTCTGGAGAGAAATCAGCGACAACAGAGAGCCGCCCGAACTGGTGCTGGCTCAAGAACCCAGACCTTAACACAGCGCAATCCAATCTTCATATATGATTTCATTCGGACTAGACAACCCCAATGTAGGTGAAAACCCCCCCAAAACGAGGATTGAATCTGCTGGAGCCGCTAGGTCTATGCTGTATGAGTTGATTGATGACGATCAGATTGCCTCTTATCGTCGTTCTCAGATCCAAGGGATGATTGATGGAAACCCTCCCTATAACGAGCAACAGCTTCGTGAGGCAGGGCAGGCAGATCGAATCAATGTGAACTGGGGTCATGCTAGGGCTAAAGTGGAGAATGCAGTTATCCCCTACTTTGACATCCTCACCTCTGTGCCTACTTACGCCACAATTAAGACCCAGTACGGAAAAGACATGGGCAAGCGAGAGGAATGGAGCCGAATCATTTCTGATGAGTTCCACAAGCTCCTAGAGCGTGATAATCCAAACTTCCTAGCCCAGCACCAAGTCTGCCAGAAGCAGTTGGTTATTCATGGACAAGGGCCAATGTATTTCCCAGATGGCGTTGACTGGAGGGCTAAAGCCCTTGAGCCTTGGGCTTTTGTAGTTCCTAAAGGCGTTAAGGTTGATTGGAACAACTGGGAGTTCTGCTATGTTCTGGATGAGATGTATTGCGAACAGCTTTACTCCTATATTGAAGATGAGGATGCCGCCGCTAGGGGTGGCTGGAACGTCGAGGAATGCCGTGAGGCTATCATGTCGGCTAGGGTGGACGAGCAGGATCAGCGTCGTCCTTGGGAGTGGTATCAGAAGGAACTGAAGAACAACGCTCTATACTATAGCTATGCAAAGTCCAAGATTATCAAAGTGGCTCATATGTATGTTAAGGAGTATGATGGTCGCATTTCCCATTACGTTTTTGATCGTCTCAATTCTACTGAATGGCTCTGCGCCAAACCTTCTCGATATAACAAGTTCTCAAATGCTTTTACTGTATTTCTTAACGGCGTTGGTAATGGCTTTTATCATGGCGTAAGAGGGCTAGGACAGGAAGCCTTTGCCTATGGCGAGGCTAACAACAGGATGCTTAATGCCCTCATGGAAGGCGTTATTCTCTCTTCCTGCACAATGTTCCAGCCACAGACTGCCGCCGATGCAGAGAAGCTTAAGACCGTTCAGATTGGGCCTTATCGTATCCTCCCTCCGGGGCTTCAGCTTGTTCAGCAGAATGTCACTCCTAACCTATCTGCCGCAATGCAGACGGCTTCCTTCTTCCAAGGGCAAGAGAGCGACAATACTGGTCGCTTTGCTCCTACCGTAGCTGGAGGCGGTGGACGCAAGAAGGGAAATAAGGAAGTTGAGTTTGAGATTGGCGAGAAGAGCCGACTCACCAATGTCCTTTCGGAGATCTACCTCCAGACCCTAGATGTTCACTATAAAGAAGTCTATCGTCGCGCAAGTAATCCTAATCTGGTTGAAGAGGATCACGGAGGGCCAGAGGCTCTACGATTCCAGAAGGCTTGCATTGATCGTGGAGTTCCTGCCGCCGCTCTTATTGACATTGAAAGCGTTAAGGCTACCCGATCCATTGGACAGGGAAGCTCTGCCGCTCGTATGCAGGCTATGGAGCTTATTGGTCAATACCTCCCTCAACTCCCAGAGTCCAATCGGAAACGAGTAATTAACGCCAATATAGCGGCGATTGCGGGACAAACTGGGGTTGAAACTTTTGGCATCCCAGAGGAAGTCAAGCCAGATGGCAACGATCTCTCGATTGCGTCCCTTGAGAACAATGCTCTCCAGCAAGGGGGACAAGTTCTTATTGATCCAGATCAGAATCACTTCACTCACCTTACCGTCCATATGCAGTTTGCTGGACAGCTTGTTAAGGCAGTACAGGAGAAACAGCTTGATCCTCGCATGGGAGATAAGGCTATGCAGGCTCTTGTCCCTCATATGCTCACCCATCTCAAGTACATGGAGGAAGATCCTACTCGTAAGGAGCAGTACGAGGAGATGAATGTTCAACTATCTGAACTGATGAAGATTGCCGATCAGATGGCGAAATTCGCAGAACAGATCAACGAGCAAGAGATGGCGGCTCAACAGCAACAGGCGCAGGCCGGTCAGCAAGATCCGAAGACAATGGTTGCAATGAATAAAATTCAGCTTGACCGAATGAAAGCCGCTAACGATGCTCAAATCAAGCAAGCCAAAGCTCAACATCAGATGCAGTTGCAGGATCAAAAGACTGCACAGAAGATGATGATTAACCGAGTTTCGACTGCTCAAAAGTACGGCTCAATACAACCCTAAAAACAAAACAAATGGAAACGCACCCCTTCGATGCGGGGAAGTTGGAGGCTACGGAACAAATCGTTGCCTTGATCTATGATCGGTATCTATATCACAGAACCTTCCACGGGAAGGCTTCTGAACTAGCCCTAGCGCATAAACATCTAATACTTTCTATTAGGGATCTACAGGCAGAACAAATGGAGATAGAGAATGAGTAGCAAGGGAGTTGATATTTCTGGAATCAAATACGGAAAATTAATTGCCATTGAGCCTACTGAATTTAGGCAATCCAAAGGCGTAGTTTGGAGATGTATTTGCAGTTGCGGAAATAAACATTTGGCATCCGCTCATAATTTAAGACAAGGGAAAAGCCCAATGTGCAAGCAATGCAGATACCATGATTTATCAAAAAAAAGAACATCTCATGGAAAATCTAGAACCCAGTTATATAGAACTTGGATTTCAATGATTGATAGATGCTCTGAACACGGAGACAAAAAACACAATTATTTTGATAGAGGCATTAAAGTTTGGGAGGGATGGCTAGGGCACGATGGTCTTGATCAATTCATTAAAGATGTTGGAGAAAGGCCATCTAAAGATCATTCTCTTGACAGGATTAACAACGATGGAGATTATACCCCATCAAATGTGAGATGGGCTACTCGATCCCAACAAATGAAAAACAGGAGAAAAATGTCATCTATACAGAAATTTTCTGATAAAGATCTAATTTCAGAAATGAAAAGAAGGGGTCTTCTATGAGTTCTTGTTTAATAATAGATCACGGATTGTTTACATCGTTTGCCGAAAGGCTGGCAGAGGATCACGATGTTAAATACTTTGTTCCTTTTGCAGACAGGAGTTTCCCGAAGCATGGCCCAGCAATGCTGGGAGAAGGATTGAAAAATGTAGAAAGAGTTAATAATTGGGAGTCTTATGTTGATTCCGTTGATTTCGTAGTTTTCCCAGATGTCGGCTTTATGTTTTTGGCAGAATACCTACGATCCAAGGGGCATAAAGTTTGGGGAGCAGGACTAGGCGAGAAGCTGGAAGTCCAACGCTGGAGGGCAAAGGAGACAATGCGAGAGCTTGGGCTTCCTGTAGGAAAGTGCGAGCTTGTTACTGGCATGACTGCCCTGCGTGAATACATTAAAGAAAACCCAGACATTTACATTAAGATTTCGGGATTCCGAGGAGTAGCCGAAACATTTGGGGCAGAGTCCTATGAACTAGCCGCGCCCCGACTCGCAGAGTTGGAGCTTGAGCTAGGAGGGGCTTCCGAAGTGTTTCCTTTTGTCTGTGAGCATAAAGTAGATTCCGTAGTGGAAGCTGGCTACGATGGATATTGCATTAACGGAGAGTTCCCTTCCACTTGCTTGACTGGAGTAGAAGTTAAGGACAAGGGATACCTTGGTGCAGTTCGTGATTACGACAAGCTGTCCGACCCTGTTAGGGTGGTTAACGAAAAGCTTGCGCCCTTCATGGCTGAAGCTGGATACGCTCAATTCTTTTCAACTGAAATCAGAGTTACTGAAGAAGGAGTTCCTTATCTCATTGACCTTACAACCCGATGCCCAGCCCCTCCCTCTGCCCTGTACTGGGAGATGATTGAGAATGTTGGCGAGATTGTTGAGGCTGGAGCCAATGGAATGCTTGTAGAGCCAGTATGGAGGGCTAAATATGGAGCATTGGCTATTATTCATTCTTCTTTTGCCGAAGAACGCTGGTGTCCTGTAGCCGTTGATCCAAAGGTTCGCCAATGGGTTAAATGGCGTAATTACTGCGAGATCGAAGGGCAGGGCTACATTATCCCCACGGAAGGAGTTAGGATGTGCGAAATCGGAGATTGTATCGGCATTGGTGATACTATCGAAGAGGCTATTGAAGCTTGCAGAGAACACGCCGAAGGAATTAAAGGATTTGGCTTGCATATCAATACTGATGCAGTTATTGAAGCTCTTAACGAAATTCACACCGCTGAAGAAAATGACATCATTTTCTCCGACGATCAGATGCCAGAACAAAAAGACCTACTATGACATATGAAGAATGGCGCAGGGATACAACCCTCGCCCCGAAACTCAAGGAAGCCTTGTCGCTTCCTATTATCCAACAGGCTTTGGCTGTTGTTAACGAGATGACAGCCGCCAAGACCCTTGGAACAACTACTGCGATCACCACACTTGCCGCAAGTGCAGAAGTCCTATTTGGATTTGATGCTGGTCGCGCAAGCGTTATTAAGGATCTCAATGACCTTACGATTGCTCACGAAGAGCTTGTCAATATCGAACCAACCTACACAGGGGAATTTTAATTTATGCCAGACACCAACCCAACAACAGTAAGTGCCGATCCAGTTATCGCCACCACCCAACACGCTCCAGTTGCCGACAACTTTGAGAGCGTACTGAATAAACAACTCAAGAAGCCGAATATCCCCAAGATGGATATTAAGAGCCTTGAAGCCCTTCCCGACAATCTGGTTGAGGAGGCTCCTGCCGTCGTAAGAACCCCCGCAGGGTTTGATGAAGTTAAGGATGTAGACATCCAAGACTTCCTTAACACGATGGATGGCAAGAACTCTGGCCCTATCGAGGATGAGCCTGTTAAAGAACAAGCCAAGGTTGAGTCCAAGAATGAGTCAAGCAATGACTTTGACCTATCTGATTTGGATCTATCCAAAGACCCAGAGCCAGTTGTTGAGGATAAGCCGAAGGGCAAGAAGTCCAAAGAGGATAACATCGCAGAGCTTCGCAAGAAGGCAGAGGCTTATGAGGAATCCCTCAAGGCAAAGGACAGCGAGGTTGCCTCGTATCGTGAGAAGCTTGAGAAACTAGAGGGAGAGCTTGAGCGTACTGCTTTTGAGCGTTCCCCTAAATTCAAGGAGAAATATGAACAGCCGTACCAAGATGCTATTAGCAAGGCTAAAGATTTCGCAAAGGAGATTGGCGAGGATGAGAGCATTGCAGAGAAAGCTCTATCGCTCAAGGGGCGTGAAAGGATTAGCTTCATTGACGAATCCTTCGGGGGTGGTGCGGCTTCAGCCGCATTTCTCCAACTTGTTAACGATGCCGATGCTAAACGGGGAAGTCTGGAAAATGCTCTCACAGATTATCGAACAACTGCGAATCAGATCGCTCAAGCTGAACAGCAACAGCAACTCCATACAGTAGATACGATCAATAAGAACTTTGATCGAGTTAAGAGCCACCTAGCGCAGAAGAGTGAGTTCTTCAAGCTAACTGGCGATGAGGAACACGATAGGGCGGTTAACGCTCGTATTGAAGCCGCAAAGAACATAATTCATGGCAATGCCTCCGTTAATGAGATGACCGTCGCCCCATTCCTTGCCGTTATCGCAAGGGAGGCTGTCGCCGAGAACGAGAAGCTCAAAGCAGAGCTTTCCAAGTACAAGAGCCGGGCGGCACAGGATTCTAAAGTCCAGCCAAGGATTACCAAGGGATCTGTCTCCGATACGGAAGGCGAAACCCGTGGCAAGCCCAAGTCTGCTCTTGACGCTATCCGCGCACAGCTTCGCTAATCAATAGGGTCGTTATCCTGCTAAAGACGCAGATCGGACTGTAAATCCGATACCATAACGGTTGGCTAGGAGCATTACCTAGACGGCCCAATTTCCATGAAGCTCCAGACTTACGGACTAGACTTCAGCCAGCATCCATCCATAACGCAACTTGAGATAGAGTTGCTTATGGTGGCTGATGCTGACCCCTCTCGTATAAGCGGAATAAGCAGGGGTCAACATATCAAGCATTGTATCGCAATGCTATGGCCCGATGTGATTAAGTCATGGAACGATTGGAATGAATTAGCTCTTTGGGCATGGACGAGCTACAGGGAGATTGGGGTTACTGGCTGTGCGGCGGCTGGAAAGACCTTTACATTCACCCTCCTGTCCCTAGTCGAGTATTTGGCTAGACCAATGGGAACTCGCGTTGCCTTAACCTCGACAACTGTTCCCTCCCTCCGAGGTCGCATCTGGTCTGAAATGATGAGGTTTGTACGTCCTTGTGTTCCTCTATTTGGATTAAATGTCGTGGACTCGCAGACCAAGATCCAGTTCTCCAAGGGAGACGATAGAAGCTCTATCATAGCCCTTGCCGTCGATTCTGGGGCTGTAGAACAAGCCGTAGGTAAGTTACAGGGTGTTCACCTTCCCCGCATGGTTATCATGGTTGACGAGGCGGCACAGACCAATCCAGCCGTATTCTCTGCTAGGGCGAACTTGGAAGTGGGTACGGACTTTTATCATTTCATTGCAATCGCTAACGCATCATCCATGTTCGATCCTCATGGACTATTCTGTGAGCCTCGTATGGGGTGGGGAAGCATTGGAGATGATGATGAGCATTGGGAAACCAAGTCTGGTGTTTGCGTTAGGTTTGATGGATTGAAGTCTCCGAATGTCAAGGCAGGAAGAATCATTTATCCTTATCTGTTCTCCCAAGACAATGTGGAGATCATCCGCAAGAACTTTGGCGAGGGAAGCCTAGAATGGAATAGCTATTGCCGTGGAATGTGGAGCAAGTCTGGCGCAAGGAATACTATCCTTGACAGCGCAATGATTGCCGAAGGAAAGGCTAGGGAGAAAGTCATCTGGGCTGGTGGAGGCATTAAGACTATTGCCGCTCTTGATCCAGCATTCACTACGGATGGTGACGATTGTATCCTGCGATTTGCAAGGGTGGGCAAGGCTGATGACAACCAAGTGATGATTGAGTTAACGGAGGTAGTTCGACTTAATCTCATGGACGACCCCAATTACCCGCTGTTCTACCAAGTGGCAGATCAAACGATTAACGAGCTTGAGAAGCGAGGAGTAGAGCCAGAAGATTTTGCTCTTGACGCAACGGGTGCTGGTGCTGGTATCGCTGATATTATCAGCCAGAGATGGCATAATGGATTCCTGCGTGTGAGCTTTGGTGGAGCCGCTACAGACGCTCCAATCAGCGTGGAAGACCCTCGACCAGCCAAGCAAGTCTATAGCAATCGAGTCACGCAACTATGGAGTCAGATTAAGGTTGTTGTCATGGCAGGACGCATGAGAGGGATGGACGATCAAACTGCTAGGGAGCTATGCGCTCGTATCTACTCACTTAAAAATGAGAAGACCTTGTTGGAATCGAAGAAGGATTTGAAGAAGCGCACCAAGGGAAACTCTCCCGATAGGGCTGATGCTCTGTCCCTGCTTGTCGAGCTTTTTGTGAACCAGAACGGGCTAGGCAATGCTACTGGAAGTCAAACACAAAATGATGACGATTGGGAAAAATATGTTCTGGACAACGAGATCGAGTCGTCGTACCAATAGCGGATGGAAAAAACAAAACTGGTGCGTAATGCACCCCATCAAAAATACCATCTAGCCGATGGAACCCAAGTGCCGGGAGGAAGCACGATTTGCAAGCTTGGAGACGATGCCGGAGCATTGATCCATTGGGCTTGGAACCTTGGTCGAGAGGGCAAGGACTACCGCAAGGAGCGAGACAAGGCCGCCGACATTGGCACTATCGCCCACTTCTTGATTGAGTGTTATCTCAATGGGCAAGTCGCCGATCTTGAGGACTACAGCCAGCAGGACATTGATAAGGCTCTCCTATGCTACAACAAGTTTGTAGATTGGTGGGAGGATCAGAACCTTGAGAAAGTTGCAACCGAGATCCAGTTGGTCAACGAGGTTTACCGCTACGGAGGAACGATTGATCTTGTTGCCAAACGCTCCAGCGGAGATCACTACCTAATTGACTTCAAGACATCCAAAAAGATTAGCGATTCTTACTGGAGGCAATGCGCTGGTTATTCTGCTTTATGGAACAGCAATCAAAAAGAAAGCGGTGCTTTTAATGATCCTTGTTGGGTTTTGCGAACGCATGAGTATTTCCAGAACCAGATTAGTTCAGTTGCCATCGTTCGCATTGGCAAGGAAGAGGAAGGCGACTTTGAAGTTGTCTGGCGCGAAGACCTATCGAAAGAATGGTTTGTATTCCAGAAGCAAGTTGACCTTTACTGGGCATTGCAAGCCGCCAAGCCGGAGCCAAAGAGGAAGAAGAAAGCATGAAAAGCGAAGTAGCCCTTGCCATGTTTGATAGTTGCGTTAACCGATCAAAGGATGGCAAGGCTATTGACTGCAAACTTGGCCTTTGGGGCGTAGCATCTGGAAGCAAGAAGCGCACAGAATCCGAAGCCATTCATTACTGGATGCAATACTTCAGAGACGGAGAATACAACGAACTTTTACCATCATTAAAATTAAACCCATGCCAAACGAAATCCCACAGGCAATAGACGCAGAGAAGGCGTTCCTCTCCTGCGTTATCCAGAACATCAGCATCCTTAACGAGGCCGCTGATACTGCCAGCCCGAAGCTTTTCTTTCACCCAGACCACAGGAGGATTTTTGAGTCTGCTTTGGATCTATGGAAAGAGGGCAAAGACTGCGATCTCGTAACTCTTACGGATCATATGTCCAACAATGGAACCCTCGACATGATCGGTGGAGCCGCAATCCTTACGGAGGCGTTTCTAGCCCCTGCGGTCACTTCCAACTGGCAGAGCTATCTTGAGATACTGCGCCACAAGCACACGGCACGACTAGCAATCTCTGCCGCTGAAAAGATCATTGAATCTGCCAACAATCCTGCAATGGCTGGAGAGTTGTCGGAGGTAGTCCAGAAGGCTTTGGTAGCCGTTGCCGCCGATGCAGAGTCAGCATCCAGAATCGAAAGCGTAAAAGAGATCGCAATCCAGCGTCTTGAAGAGTATGACCAGATGACCAAAAACCGAGGAAAGCTCCTTGGTATCTCCACGGGGTTTGACAAGCTAGACAAGC